TCATATATAAAATAAGCTACATAGTTTTGTAAAGGATTAAAAGTAGGTTCTATTGTAAAATTTACAATAAGATTATCATCCTGCGTTGAATAATCTTGGTATTCAAACGTAATAGGATTAATAGGATTTAATGTTACTACTTTAGCCATTAACTGTGGTTATTGAACTTAATAATTGTTGTTGGAGATCTAAATTTTCTTGTCTTAACTCAGTAACTTCATTTATAAGAGCTTGAATTTCATCACTTATCACAGATGAAGCACCTATATATTCTGTACTAGTCTTAATAAGATACTCATGAGAATTTATTTCTCCAAATTTAGGTATATCAAAAAATAACTGATTATAATAATCAAAAAATTGATTTACGGTAGGTAAAGCTGATCCTGTAGAATCAGCAGCAGGTTGAACAAGTTGAGTAAAAGAGGTATCAATTACCTTTTGGTATTGATTCTTATCATATACTTGTTTAGTTAATTTTATTTGTTCTGCCATTACCCATTAATAACCTTAAAGTTATAATTACTATCTATTACTTGTGTAGTTCCTCCTATTGTAGTTTGGATTAAAACAGTATAATATCTTTCAGGTTGTAAACCATTCATATAAACTGTAAAATAGTTCCCTTCAGAATCAGCACTAATTTTAGTATAATTTTGGTCAAAATTTACCACATATTCATTTGTATCTAAATCCTTAATAGCCCAGTATGAAGAGCCGGAAGGTAAATAGTAGTTGTTAGTGTAAACTGATGAGGTTTGGAATACAATAGGTGGGAATTGTGGGCGACAATCTACTCTAAATTGCTGAATGCTTTGGCTATAGAAAAATCCATTATTATTCATAATAGATAAGTAAGCCTGGGGGGTTTCTAGGGTTGGGAATGTTGAAGACCCAGTATTCCAAGATGAATCATCCCACTTAAAATCTAAACACGGAGGATAGATTGTGTGGGTATCCATTGAATAGTACTGAAGTACCGGCTGAACGTTTAAATTACCATTAAATTCAATAGCATAATTACCTGTAGCATCTTCATAAGAAGCTGAACTTTCCCATTTTACTATAAATCCATTATTTTCAATTTTAGTATAAGGGCTATATATGTTTTGAGAAGCAGAATACCAAGCTTTAGCTATATCAGTAACATTGATTTTTAAATCCTTATCTGAATGGTATGTAAATGTTTGGGTTCCTGTTAAACTTAAATCGGGTAGATCAGATCCAGTATACCATACTCCACCCCCTCTATTAGTTCCGGAATATGAGGCTGTTGTATAAGGAGCTAAACTAGAAGTAAGGCTAGGCCATCTTTTACCATCTTGTAAAGTTTGCCACTCCCAGCTTACACCATTAGTAACTAAAGGTTGATCTAAATATTGACCCGTTCCCATAGCCCAAGCTCCCGAAATAGGATAAACATAAACTCGAGAATCCATTACTATACCTTGGGCTGTAGCAATGTAACAATTTAAGTCAATATCCCAACTAGTATTATTACCTTTAGTAGTGATTAAATTATCAATATCATCTTGATCAAACTGTAGTAAATATCTAGCAACTTGAGGGTTACTATCTACAGCAAAGTTAAGGTTAGAAACATCTAATATTTCATCTAAACCCGTATTCATCTGTGGGAACAGAGAATACATTGTAGCATCTTGTTGGGGGAAAATTTTATATACTGCCATGTCTTATAGATTTACTACTCTACCCTGAATATCAGTGTTAGGATATTTTACTTCAAAAATCATAGGATCTAATGAGGGATAAACTACATTGTTAATTGTAGCTCCTGGGATGTCATAAGCAAATTGAGAGTATCCTAAAGCTGTTCCTACTTTGTTTGATATTGTTATAGTTTTAACAGTTTGAACACCGTCAATATTATCTAAGAGAACATATAAATCTCTTAAAATAATAGGCTCATTGATTTGCCAATTTTTAATAGCAAAGAAATCTTGCAAAGCTAAAATACATCTTGTTAATACTTCATTTGAATTATAGTTGGGAAGTACTATAATATCAAAATTAATTCCAATATTAACAATAAAAGCATCTTTAATGTTGATTGAATCATTTACCATTCTATATTGAGAAAGGTAAGTAGATAAATTTTGTTTAAGAGCTAGAGAAGCAGTTCTTAACTTAGAACTGTTATCAAAAGAAAGAATATATAAATCAAGTATTGAAGCCGCAGCACCTGAAGCAACTGATTGTGCTTTAGTGGGTTCAATATATGCTTTAGAGATAACTCCATATCTTGCTGGTAAAGAGAGTGCTCTTACTAAATAATCATCTTGTGTTACGTTACGTAATTGGGTTGCAAAATTAGCTGAAGCATTTTGTCTGATTTCTTCTGTAGTATCACCATCCCCACCGCCATCAGCGGCTGCTAAGTTGTTAACTGCTAAAGTTCCAAATATATAATTTGCATCACTACCATCTAAATTATTATTTAAAAATTGAACATTCCCTCTAGATATTGTTGTAATTGTATTAGCAGGTACGTTTGCACTAACCCCACCACCTGTTAAATATCTTACTGTTAAAGTGGTATTTGACGGAGCTATACCATAGGTTTTAGTAAATACAAAGTTAGAAGGAGCAAATGCTGTAGTAAGCTTATCTTGCTCAAATGGTAAACCTAAACCAACATTATCTGGGTTTGGTAAAATCTCCTCATCAGTATCAGATGAAGTGCCAGCACCAAATTGTAATTGAAGGGTAGTACTATCTATAAAACGAGTTGTAAATCTTCTTTGTATTTGTTTTAACTGTAAAAGGAATGGAGTATCACCCTCATATTGTGATAAATTAGGGTCATTTACATTAGTATTCTTAATAGAATCATAAATTGTGTCTTGGGCTAAATAATCTACTTCATACCAAATGTTACCATCACTATCTACTATATCTAAAATTCCAATAATGTTAGAAGAATTGATTTCAACTGTAGAAAACTGTTGAGGTAATCCAAAAGAGAAAGTAGTAGTATTAATAGCAGCTGATATAGCTTTACGAGTTTTTCTTAATAGAAAGTAGTGAATATCATTACCCCCAGTAACCTGATATACAGTTACCTCAGTAGGATCTCCAGAAGAAGAAACACTAAAATCAACAGGATCTTCAATTAAAAATGAAACACTACCTGAAGCTGTTGAAGTAACAATTGTATTATTAGGAATATATAAAGCATAACTAAAATCAGGGTATTGTGATCCTACAGATCCTGCGGCTGGGACTTGTTGATAAAATTCTACATTAACAGTAGCAACTTGGGTTACATTTGGTTTGTAACCAAACATGTAAGCTAACTCATACAGATTATTTGTTTGACGAGCATACTGTAAATAGGTTTCTTGAATTTGGTTATCCAAGTAAAAAGACATAACATCACCTACATAAGCTGCCATCTCCATAAACATCATACCTGGTGATGATGGGGAGAAGTCATTGTAGGTTGTAGGGAAATAAGTGCGAGCGTAGTTAATTAAACTCGCTCTTAACTCGGTAAAATCCTTGTTTAAATATTGTATATTACGTCTTACAGCCATTAGTCAAAAGTTATTTGTATTTCATCAGATATAACGGTATCTTGTACTGTATACTTAAGAACTACATTTATGGTATTATAATCGGGGTTTTGAAATATTTCTAAACTAGCTACTATTACGCTAGGAAAATATTGATTAAGTTGAAATTGAATTTTTTCTTTAAGACCCTCTAAATTACCTGTAGTGATTTGTTCAAAAATGAACGCTCTTAAACCAGCTCCAAATGCAGGATTAAGATATCTTTCAGGAGGATCTGTTAAAAAAAAGTTTAACAAGTTATTTCTAACAGCATCTTTTGTAGTATAAGTAGAATAAAAAACACCTGGAGCATTAAAAGGTATAGCAACACCAACAGCCGTTCCTGGCTTGGTATCAATTGGAAATATCTTTTGTGCTCCGAATGCCATTTTATTTCTTACCCATTAGACCCATAATCATATCTAAACCAACATTACCTTCTGGAAGTTTAGTTCCATCCCCAGTAGTATTCATACCTGGGGTTACTTGTAAAGTGTTAGCTGCTATGTTTTGAGTTGTAAAATTAAGAGTATCTTGTCCTCTTCTCATATCACCCATAATACTTTCCACCATAGCACGTTTTTCTATTGGGGATTTTGGGGTGGTTTGAGTTGTAGAAGCGTCAACAGTTACAGGATGCATTTTATAAGTTTCCTGGATGGGTGCTTTAGGAGCACGAACAGCTTCCAAAAGGATATCTTTCAATTCCTCTTGGATAGCTTCTCTAACTGCTTCTTTGATAAATGATTTTAATTCACTTGGTTTCATCTGTTATAAATATTGAATTTAGTAAGCTTTTAAATTGTCTCTGTCAATTATTAGCTTAAGTTCATCGATTAATGTTTGGTTGTTTGTTGTAAATGATAAAGGTGTCTCTAATAAAGGGATACCTGATTGATTAAATGCAATAGCCTTTCTACGAGTTACAGTAGGACTAAAAGGTACTTCTTCTATTTGAAATATAAACCCTTGATAAGTTGAGTCATCTGCGGATTGCCCACTATCAGTTGCGATTTTTACTAAATTATCAGATACTGAGGTTAATTGTTGATCTTCACTAAGGCAAGGGATTAATAAAGCATCTAAACTATTTAAAATTTGAATTATATTTTTTACAAAAGTAGAAACTATAGTTAAAGCTACGTTTAAAGTATCTAATCCATTTTTTATTTTAGATAATTTAGATTCTCCTAAAGAATCAAACGTTAAATTATCTTTTAAATCTCCTAAATCATTTAAAAGAGCAGTAACAACCCCAGGAGCTACTATGCGGGTTTTAACTCCTCCGGAAATTGCTATTTTACTTATATTAATTCTTCTAACAGTAGCTAAAAGAGCATTAAAAGCAATGTTAACTCCTGTATAAGTATTAGTTGTAATATCTAAAAAATTACTAAATTGATTTAAAAAATCTACAATATTATTTCTTTTATCTAAAACACTTTGCAATAAAGCAGGTTCAAGACAAGTCCCATCTGTGGGAAGTTGTTTTAAAAGATTATTTAGGGGAGCTTGAATTAAAGCTTCATTTTCTGTAACTTTTTTTATTAAAAGTAAAGATAATTTTTGAATAACGGTTTGTTTATCCGGTATTGCTCCTTGAATACTATTTATATCAATCCCAGCCATTACAATGTTTTACTAATTTGTGATTTAGTTGTTTCTAATCTAAGTTGAAAAGCTTGCAACCATGGAATTAATTGGGCTGTAGCTGCTGTGACTGTTGGAAATGGGGCTAAACTTTGAAGGGCTGTAGTTAGGGCCGTTAATTGGACTGTTAATTCAGAAAGTAAAGTTACAGTAGTATTTCCTTTGAGTAAGGGTTCAGTAGCGTTAGGACCCCCTAATAATATTTGATTAGATTTGATTATGGATTGGGGTGCATCTACATTAAACCCATTTATAGCATTGATATTTACCGTTTTTTTAGACGATAATAATATGTGATCCTCAGTAGAATTAAATACTAAACGACCAGAATTTAAAATAAGTTGCTTACCAGCGTATTCATTGGGCTTAGTTGGAGGGTTTGAAGAATAGCTAGTATAAGAAGTACTAGAGGCTTCTAAAGGTATTTTTTGAGTACTTGTGAAATATATAGAAGTATCATCATTATTGATATCTTCCACTGTAGGCACCCATCCTTCATCTGTTTGGGTTCCTTGCCCATTACGAATAATAGTAATAGGATCGCCACAAGTAGGAGAATCAGACCAAGGGTTTAAAGGTTCAATTGAACTTATTGTTTGAGTTGAAGTACTAACAGTCTCAACATTTACAATTAATTCAACATACTGTTCTTCTATGTATTTAAGGTCTGTAGGGTTATCTACTCCTCCTACATAAGTTGTAGTACCAACTGAGGCATTTATAGTAGAAGGTTGGTTTAAAGCAGAATAATTAGTTAAAGATGATTGAAGTGTCTGAGCTCTAGTTTCAGCTAATTGTCCAACCCCATACTCGGGAGGATTAGTAACTCTTGATTCCTGTGCGTTAATAGTTATACTAACTTTAGCATTAGGTTGACTAGCTATTTGAGAATTTATTTCCTGGAGTTTGGTTTCAAATTCAGGGGAAACTTGAGTACCTCCTAATTCAAAATTATATTTTTCAACTATTTGTTGAGTGTTAACATTAGCTACAAGGATTTCTTTAGTAATTTCTTTGTTAACAGTACTACCTAACCTTATGGAATTCCCCCATCTACCTTCTAAAATTTTATCTCCTTCAAATGGTAAAAGAGGATGTATATCACCACGTTCAATAAAAGTTTTCCCTAAAAATATCTCAGTAGATTGATCAGTTACTCGTCTTACACTACCTGCTTGTGTTTGGATATAATCTTTTTGCTGAGCAGGAGGAAGTATATTTGAATTTTGTGGGAAAGCATTATGGTGAGGATGATTCCAAAGCCCAACAATAGATATATAATAATTGGTTTTAGTTGTAGAAAATTCACCTATATCAGTATTAGGTAAAGCTAATATATAAACTATTTCATTTATAAGAGGGAAAGATTTAAATGTAGCATCTAATGGTTTAGCAGTAGGTAAAACTTGAGTATTGGTTGTAGGAGTAGATACAGTTTCAAATTCAATAGTACCTAAAGCATTCCACCCTCCTAATTCTTCATATCTAGGATGAGTTTCATTTAAGATAATACTTTTAACTCTACCGAAGACTAAATTATTATTACTTACAGTAGTATTACGTTGAGTTTTAGATGAGGCAAATAAACCTTTACTCTTTAAAGCCATTACTCCTCAGATTTAAACTTGCTTATCTCATCAAGTAGTTGTTGTTTTTCTTCATCTGAGATGCCTAATGCACTTTCTCCACCTTCACTGTTCATAGCACGTTGTGCTAGGGCAGCCATTTTTATTAGAAGGTCATCGTTTTTAACTCCTATTTCCATATATTCTTTAATTAATG